CGTTCGGGCACTTGGAGATAGTATAGTTAGTGTAGTGAATGCCAATTCACCGACTAGCATAACTAATATCCATTGTCCCTGGGAAGAATCTGTTCTTGAACAGTTTCAACCAGAGCAACGGCCGCGTATTGGAAAATTAACGATCTTGCCTGAGAAGGCTGGAAAGTTAAGGGTGATTGCCCAAGCTGGATATCCTATCCAGAAGGTACTTTCCCCCGTACACGGCGCACTAATGTCTTTGATTGAATCGATCCCTATGGATTGTACATTCGATCAAGTTCACGGTGTAACCGCGTTGAAGGAATGGACTAAATCAGGTTCATACTGTGCATCTTTTGATCACAGTTCTTGTACTGATTTATTTCCTTTAACAACCCAGGCAATTGCAGTCGAATCCTGTTTCGGAAGTGATGTCTCAACCAACTGGAAGAGCATCATGGAAAGAATGGAATTCGAGGTTACTTTGCCTAACAAAACAACGAGAACAGTAAAATGGGGTAAGGGTCAGCCGATGGGCTTACTCTCCTCATGGCCAGCTATGGCGTTTTCACACCATTTGCTAGTTCACTGGGCGGCTTTGCGAGCCGGTCGTTATAGACTTGGGAAGAAATTCCGTGAGTTTAAACGTTATCGTGTTCTGGGAGACGATGTAATCATTGCTGATAAAGCAGTGGCTACAAAGTATCTAGAAATTGTTAGAGATCTTGGGATGAAAGTGAATGTCACTAAATCCCATGTATCTGGTCAAGGCACAAACCGGAATGAAAGTTCCGGTGAGTTTGCTAAGAAACTTGTTTGGAAAGGGATAGAAATATCTCCTTTACCTTACAATCTTCTTAACTCGGCAGTCAAGTCTTGGCAGTTAGCTCCACTTGTTTTTAGGTGGTTGCTATCTTCCAATATTAGACTTAAGAGAGCAAGAGCGAGTAAAGTTATTCGCTCGTATTGGCCCAAAGAGGCGCAACACTTAATGAAACTATTAGATCTCCCAAATTCTATGGGTGGATCAGGTTTCAGATCGAATCGTAGTCTTGCGACTACAATTCATGGTGGAGGCAAGATATCTTCAGCCATCATTTACATGATGTTGAAGGTATACCGACTCCGCAGTGTTCGCAGAAACAACTTTGACAACATGCACGAACACCTTTCACATGTTGACGAGAAATTGTATCGGAATCATCCTGCTCTTAAATATTTACAAGAGCAGCACGAGCATAGCTCGGCGATATCCCGATTCTCAGATGTTTCACCTGTATCGAAAAAGAAATTTGTCCTTCAATCTCTAGAAGGCAGTTCTTTACAGTTTCATAACTTACTCGTAAGTTATGCGGCTGAATTGCTCGATACACCCGCTGCAGATCGTTCACTAAGTATTTCCGCTCTAGACCAAGTGAAGACTGAACAGCTTCGTTCAGTTAACACATGGCTTGAAGCGAACTCCTTAGTGGAGAAGATCGACAGGAGCCTTGCTCTCTATGATGAGAGCGGGGTGCCACTAAACCTCGGAGGGTTAAACCTCACTTGGCCAAGTGGTGACGTAAGGAGACTTGCGTCTGATTCTAATAATGCAAT